ACGACAAATTCGGGTTTTTCAAGATTTCCTCATATTGGGCAATAACCGATTGGATACCGGCTACTAATGCTTCGCCTTGGCGTACACCGGCCCCGTAAAATTCGTCGGCCGCCTCGACGCCAAGTTCGTCCGCGACGCTTTGTAGGCTGTCCAAAAGTTGGTTGGTTTGCTCGATTGCTGCGGATCCGCCGTTAATTAGTTCGTCGGCAATAAAGGTTCCGGCCTCTACGCCGGCGTCTAACACTTGACGCAATCCGGCTTTAGACAAACCCATTTTTAGCAAGGTTGCGACACGCTCGCCAAACAATTTCGACCGGTTCGCCATAACTGTTAGGCCGGCAACAAAACTGGTTTTTTCGTTAGTGGCTTCGTCCAATGCGTCTTTAAACGACAATGTTCCGGAAACGCTGCTGCTAATGCTGTCCCGAAAATCGTCATAAGCGCGGCGGGCGTCGTCCAACTGGTTGGTTGCTTTATCCAACGCGATTTTAAAATTGTCGGCAATCTCGCGGCGTAGGTTCTTGGATTGTTCTTCAAGTTTCTTTTGCGCTTCGGTAAGTTTCTTGGTCGCGGATCCGGCGCCCTTGGGCGTGTCGTCGCCCATGCTGTCCGACAAACTACGCGCTGTTTCGGCAAGCTTTTTAGCGGCAAACGACGAATAATCCATTTGCGCCGACGCAATACCTACGCCTTTTCGGAAATCGTCAAATTTCTTTCGTAGCGCGTCAATATCTACTGAGAGGTCAACCGTTAGTGCGTCGCCAAGGCTCGACGCACCGGCCACCACGTTTTCGCCCATTTCCCATACGGCTTTAAGAATGAGTTTTGTGCGCTGTCCAACGTTGGACATTTGGGCTAGCGCTATGGTGATACTTTCCGCAAGGTTCAGCATTGCCTCACCGGCCGGCCCCATTTCCGCTACGGCTTGCTGTAAACCCTTTTTAAGCGATACGCCAAAAGCGTCGGAAATACGTTCGATAGCCGGGGTTACGTTGTCGTTTACCCAACCAATAAATTTTTGAAACACGGGTAGCAAGGCTTGGCCAATGTTGGTTTTGACGTTTTCAAACGTGGCTGCCAAAATGCGCTGTTGGTTAGCGAGACCGTCCGAGGTTCGCGCAAAATCGCCTTGCGCGTCGTTTGTTTGTTCGTAGATGACCTTTTGTGCTGCTAATACCTTGGCCTGTTGCGACAACGCCCCGGTGCCGTTGTAAATGCCCAGTTCCATTGCGGCGCTCTTTAGTGTGGCGTCGTTCAACAAAACGCCGTACTGGCGCAATGGTTCACTTTCGCCGCGCAACGCTGCGCCAAGCGCGTTAATTGCTTGGTCGACGCTTGTGTTATTGAAACTGGCTAGATCCGCCGCGAGCGTAACAAATTCGGTAGAAAACGTAGACAAGTCTTTTCCGGCTAGTCCGGCGGCTTTACCAAACACGGCAAACGTCGAAGCGGCTTGTAGGGCTGCGGTTTCGCTAATTCCAAGGGACCGGGCCGCGGTACGGCTAAACGCTTCAACCTCGACGCTAATAGCGCCAAACACAACGTTCGATTTAGAAATGGCTTCGTTGAGATCCGACGCGGCTTGAACGGCTTTATAGGCCATTGCGCCGACGGCTGTTACGACGCCGCCAACAGCGGCCCCAACTAGCGCTGTTGACGCGGTTAAACCTTGGAACGCTTTTTGGGCTTTCTGTAAGCCCGTGTTATTAAACGTTGTAAGAATTGGAATGTTAATTGCCATAACGAACCTTTAAATTGCGGTTGGTTATATCCATAACCTTTTTAACCGTTTTTAAAACGTCGGCTTCGACGGCGGGCCTGTTGCGGGTTACAACCGGGTCAATAACACGGGGTTGGCGGCCCTCTTGGGCGTTCAGATTGGTTACAAAAAGGCTGCTAGTTGTATTGCGGCCGGCATGGTCATAAATGACGGCTGCCGGGTCGACGGATTGAACAACCATAAGCCGGTACGGCAACGCACCAAACGCGACCTGTTGCGTGTATTGGTTCCCTAAATCGTCGGTGCGGGTAAAGTTCACGTACCGTTCCCGGGTGGCGCGGGCGCCAACCTTGATTTTGTAGCCGGCTTGGGCCTTGGCGGTATCCCAACGGACCTCGCGGCCTTTGACGAGCGAACCGCGGCGCATACCGGATAGCGGCGCCCCGTTGCCCTTGCTGTTATCAAAATTGGCCACCATTGACCGGGTTTCGGAAATAATCTTGGATCCGGACGCTTTAATGTCCTTGGTTACTTGGCGACGATAACGCGGGTCGATTTTGTTCAGTTCGGCTAAGGCCTCTTGGATACCCTTAATTTGTAGTTGGGTTGCCGCGGTTGCCATTAGTTACCTACGTTGTCGTTGTCGTTCCTCACCAATAGTAACCATTGTTAGTAGGTCCCTAAGGTCAAACGTATCGGAATACCATTGCGGCGCCCAACCAACCGCCAACACCATTTCGGCTAGTTGGCGTCGGTAGGTTCCGCGTGGGTAGGGTTTTCGGGGTCCCTAGAAACAACCTCGATATTGACCAACTTTTTTAGGTAATCGTCAAACGAACCGGGAACAACAATCTTTGTTGCTTTGGCGCTTTCCCAAGCCAAATACGCCAAATCTTCGACGCCGACGCCGGTGGCCATGTCGGACGCCTTGCGCTTAAAACGGCGTTCCCATTGGACAACGACAAATAGGTTTGTTGATACCTCGTAGGTTTCGTCGGTTGTTTCAACTTTGAGGGTTAACAGCATTGCGGCTTCCTTTCGTTGTCGGGCCGATTAGTGGCCGTGGTTATGCGGTTGTGTCGGTGGTGTACACGCCACCGACAAACGTAATGTCGGCGGTTGCCAGTTCGCCAAGGGTCATGTTGACCACCGGCAATTCGGCAAGGAATGTTCCGGTAAGCGTAAAGCCCGGGTTGGTTGCGCTGTCCGCGCCGGCGGCCGGCTTAACGATGACGGTCGTGGTCGTGCCAACGAGGTCCTTAAGCGTCGCGTACGTTTCATTGCTTGCGTACGACATATAGAGCGTCAAGGTAAGTTCGTGGTTGCCGAGGCCCGACGTATAAGAACGGGAACCAGTACCAAACGCCGTGTTTTCCAACTGGTCGTAACGCTGCGTAAAAACTGCCGCAGTCGTCTGATCCGTCAAATCGACGCTGTTGACGGTAACGACCGGGTTCGAGAGGGCAATACTGGTAGGCATGGGCTATTCCTTTTCGTTCGTTTCTGATTTAGTTTTAGCATTTTTTGCGGGCTTAGGTGCGGATACTTTAATAAATCCGGCTGCCAAAAGCGCCTCGACGTTGATACCGGGGCGAACCTTGTACGGGTCGCCCGGGGTTCCAATCCTTGCGGAAACAATTTCGTAAACCATGGCTACCCCGTTTGTGCTTGTCGTTCAACCGTTAAATCGTAGGCGGGCAGTTCGGAACCGCCAATTACGGCGATTGTTGGCCGTCCGTCTACTACACCAACATTAGCGGTTAGGACCTTATTGGCTAGGTTCATTAGTGACCGTTGCGCGTCAAGGTTGCCGGGGCCAAGCGTGATTATGCGTACCGGAAACGTCATTTTTACAATGTTGTAGTTCCATGCGACAAACGTTGGCGCCTCGACAAGTACGCATGGCGGTACAAGGTTGCGCGGGTCCGTTATACAAGTAAGGCCGGTTACGGCGTTGAGGGCGGCCGCTAAATCGTCTAGCGCTTCGTTAAATAGGTCCGTATAAGCGGGAACGGGCATTAGGCAACCTGCGGACGGTCGATACCTAAGAGTTGTTTAATCATGGGCGAGAGGCCAACGGATCCGCCGGCTACCATGCCGTCAAACGACGCGAAATCCGATACCGAGCCGCGTTGCCGGTAAAGAAATCCGCCGTAGGCGATTGTTCCGAGCGTGACCGCGCCGCTAGGGCTTGTACTGAGGCTGTCCACGTATCCGGCCTCGCGTCGCCTGTTGAAACAAAAAGCGTTCGAGGCGGCCGCGCATTGCGTCAAAAATGCGGCGTCCAATGCGGTAGCGGTTCCGATACCTAACCAATCTTCAATGTTGGTAGCGGTAATCCACGTACACGCGGTCGCTGCGTAGGTCAATGTTCCGGTTGCGGCTGCGCGTTCGACGTCGGATCCGGTACACGCCACCAACACTTGATTAGCGATAGGTATTAGCGGGTCATAAGTGAGGTCGCCTTGGTCATCTACACCGGTAAACAAATATTGCGGCAGCGCTCTCACGGTAAACGTGCCGTTAAAGGGCGCCCCGACGCCGGCGATAGTCACGCTATCACCGACGTTTAATGGGTCCGCGTTGGTCAACAGTTCAACTACTGCGTAGTTGTCGACCAATTGTTTATGGGTTATTTGTGCTGCCGCCATGGCGGGTAACCCGCCTTTCGGTTAAGCGTTAACCAACTTAACAAACTTGGTTGCGTCTGCCATAAAGGCTGCCGCGTAACCGCGCCACGAAATAGTGCGGCCCAAGATTGACGGAACATCAACGCTAATAGCGCCCTTTTGCTGTTCGTAGAATTCGAACCCGGCTGCCGGGCCGGCTGCGTGACCGATAACGCCCGAAAGGGTTCCGGTGGTGGTTCCGCCCGCCATGTTCTTGTCCACGACAAGCACAAGGCCCAACGGGTTTCCGTTCCACGACGTAGCCGAGGACGTGCCGAGCGCGTTTTGACCAATGAGGTTTGGTGCGCCGACGTATGGAAAAACCGGGGCGCCCGTGGTGGTTGTAAGCATTCCCAATTTCGCCCACGTTACCGGCGACACGAAATAATGCGTCGGCAGATAGTTGGAACCATTGGAAATCTGATATGCGGCGCCGTAAATGGCTTCGATAACAGCCTCGGGGTCGGTCAAATCGGTGACGGTTTCCGTCTGCGTGACGCCGCTAACCATGGTGTCGACGGCGTAATTGTCGGTGGCCTGACCATAGGCGATTGCCAACTGGTTAAGCACGATGTTAAGCGACGCCGGATCTGACCAATCCATGTCCTGTTCGGACATGGTGACGTACGTACCAAAAGTTTTCTTGGTGATATCAAAATTCGCAACGGTGACGGTGGACGGGTCAAGCGTGTTCAACTGTCCGGTTGGCTGTTCGGTCACGGTTGGACGAACAGTAATTTTTGGACGGCGGAACGTCGAACCTGCGCCCGGCATGGCGCGAACGCCAATAGCCGACACAAAAGGCCTAATCGGGTTAAGTCCGTCGTACGGGCTACCCACGATTTCTTCCGGCAAGATACCGGGCGTGTCGCCAGTAGTGATATCGGGCGCTGCTGCCTTAATGCGCTCGTTCATGATTGCCCAACGGGATCCACCGTCGACCATTGCCGCGATATATTCGGCGGGGCTTGGCAACTTGAAACTACGTGGCTGCGCGTACACCGGCGCAATCGCGGCGGCTTCAATAACGGCGGGGGTTTCTACTGGCTGTTCCATTTCGTGGTCCTTTTCCTGTTGGTCCTGTTTTTCATTATTACCTAAATCTTCGTCGGTTTGTGGGATAGTCGCGGCGACCTTTTCGACAACCGCGGATTTAAACGCACCGTAGGGAACTAACGACAGTTCTTCCCACACGGCGGCTTTAACGACCATGGTTCCGTCCTGTTCGTAGGCAAAATCGACTGGCACAACGCCAACCGAAACCGCGTCCAAAACGCCGTCCGAGGCTAAAACTAAGGCTTCGTTGCCCTCGATTGTTTCCGAAATTTTGGCTTCAAACATGACGGAATTACCGACAAGTTCTCGGGCCGTGACGACGCCAACGGGGCGGGCGCTGTCGTGGTAAAGATACATTTTTGGTTTCTTGCCCTCTAACGGTAAGGCGCCTGTCTCAAAACGGACCTTTTGGCCGTCGGAAACGGTCGCGGTTTCCCCATAGGTCAATGCGACGCCGGCCAACGTCCGGCGAGGCAGTTCACCGGGCGCGGCGGCGTCTAGCGTCAATTCTTGCGGCGTCAATCTCAACATAATTAAGCCCTACTTTCCTGCGTATTTTCTTCAACGTAAATTTCGTTTGTCTCGCCCATAAGCGTTTCCCCTAAATAACTTTCAACGTCAAACTTTACGTAAGTGCCGCGCGGTAGCACGTTGTCGCTCGACAATGTTTCCGCAATACAATCGGCGTACACCTTGGCACCAAACATATATAGATCCATGCGGGCCTGTTCGCTTGATTGGTATGAATATGCGCCGGTGGAAACGCCGACAAGATACGGCGGAATGTTTGCTAGGCGCGCCATTTCAAGCGCCTGATAGTTAGCGGCCTCAATAAGTAGCATTTTGTCCGGGGTCGCATTGTTGGGTACAACCTCGACAAATTCGTTTACCGCTGCCGTCGAATTAGACAAACGCGCGTTATCAAACGCCGCGGCCATGTCCGCCAATTCCTGTCCCGACATGGGTTCTCCGCCAACTTGACGCAACGTAACCGCCGGTTGTGTTGCTTGCGAATTACGCAAACGTGCGCGTTCTAGGCGAATAGCGGTTTCGATTGCTTGCGGGCTTGTATAAATCAAACCTTGAATTGGGCTAATGAACTGAATTACGTCTTCATGTCGGATAGGTAGCCCGTTAAACAAAATTTGTTTTGACGGCGCATAAAACACGGGGCCGGCCTGATCCAACGTAGTGACCATGGCGGACGGTAACCGTGTAAACGACGTGGGGAACCCGTCGCTAGTTCTTTCGGTGACGTATAAAAAACCGCGTTGCGTAAAAAAAATGTCGTCAAACAACCACGCTAGCAACGTCGAATTTGGGACCGATTTATCAAGGCGACGCAACCAAGAGCGCGGCGCTTCCGGCACCTGTTCCATTTCTTCGCCGTTCCACATTTCCTTGTACATGACCAACGGCATACAAGAAATAACCGACGCCAAAAGGTCCCTAGCCCTTGAAATTGCCGGGACCGCCATACAGCGTTGGCGCGCCGTACCGTCAACATACGAATAGAAATTATTTATTTGTGACGCGCCGGCGTTGCTACCCGCGGCGGCTTTCACAACGCGCGACGGTTCCGGGGTTCGTCCAAATAGTGCCATACGCCAAGTGTGCCACATAAAACGGCGTGTTGGTGGCACTAGCCGCCCCGCACTTATCCCCGACAGATAGGCCGACGGCTAGCGCCTGTTTTACCTTAGCGGGTTGCCGATACCACCACGGGTTTGCCGACAAGTTGTGGCCGGCTTGCTAATGCGGCTGCCCAAACCATACAGCGGGCCGCCTCGATTGGTCCCGGTGAACGTTGCGACGACAACGCTATGGAACCTTGATGTTTTACTAACACGGCGCGTTCGCAATGTTCGACTAGCAACAATTCGCCGTTGTGGCAGATCCGATTTTCTAAAACCATGGCTTTTACGGCCGCTGTCCACTTTAAAAGTTCCTTATACCCGACAATGGTTCGCCGGTGTTCGTGTTGCGGCGGATAATGGATTTCTAGGCCCGGCACAATCGCCACACGTAGCCCGGGATTGACGGCTATTTGGGTTTCCATTTTTAGCCATAGTTCCGCCATGCTTGACGCCGTGAACGCCACCGTTACGTGAGTTTTGCGGCCGTTTTGAACGGCGCGAACCGCGACATAACGGCTGTCGTCCAATGACGCTTCGATAGCCAATACGCCACCGGCCGGTGCCGGGTCGTCGGTTTTAAGGGCGGCAAACACGCCCGGCTCGAGCCATGACGTCGTGGACGCTTGCCATAGGTTCACCGACGCACGTAAAAACGCCGCCCGGTTAGGTGCTTGGGCTTCCGCCTCAATTACCCGCATTTCCAACGTATGCCCCAACGCCGGGTTCGCATAAACCCAAGCCGCCGGATCCATTGGGTCCAAATTGCTAGGCGGCGAATATTCCGCAAAATACAACGCGGTTTGTTGCCCGCTGTCGATAGCGCGTAATCCTTGGTCCCGCCAACGCAACATGGCGCGGCTTTCTTGTGTACCGGCCGTCGAGGTCATTAACAGCATGGGGTTTTTACGTGCGCGTTGCGACGGCAATAAACCCTCATCTATGGCGGCCTCGGAAATGTCCCAAACCTCGTCGGCGATAATCAAATCGCACGAATAGCCGTGGCCGGCTGACGGGGTAGCCGCTCGAATATGCCAAACGGATCCGTCGGGCATGGTCAGTTTTTGCCGGCCATAGGACCACGACACAACCGCCCCGAACCGGTCCGCCATAATCGGGGCAAGATAACTAAACAACGCCGTAGCCAAATCCAACTTGTGGGCCGTGGTAATCACCGTTTGCGGCTTACCGCGGGCCTTTCCTTGGGTCGCAAGAAACCACCCCAACAGCGCGGCGTTCAAAGTTGTTTTACCGTTCTGTCGAGCCACGGA